TCAGTGATGATATCGGAGGTCTGATCGATATCAAGACTCATCTCAAACATCTCTTCCAGAATCTCTTCAGCAACTTCCTGAAGATCGGAAGAGTTCATCTGTGTGAACTGCATGCCAGAGATAAGATCTCTTGACTCATTCAACTGGTTACTAACTTCAGAATTATGTACAGCTGAATAAGCTCTGTACAGATTACTCATATCCGACATGGTACTAATAATACTTTTTCCTAAAGGTATTTATACAAAAAAACCTCCTTATAGGAGGTTTTAGTTCATTCTTCAGTTTTCTCTGCCATTTCCTTGAGTTCGGATTCGATCTGATTGTCAATATCAACAATCACTCCACGAATATCATTGATCCTCTCTGGACAACACTTTGGATCATAAGTATAGTCTTTCGTGTCTTGAAAGAGTGATTCACGAACTGCCGCTGCAGTTCTTACATCCATTTCAATTTTGATCATACATCTCCTTCTTTACGGTTTTCAGAATAGTGGACATCAAACTCTCCACCAGGATAACGAGACTTCAGTTTATCTACATTCATCTCAATGATTTCATCAATGGTCGTATCAAGACCCATACATGCTTGAGCAACATACCACATAATGTCACCCAGTTCACGTTTCAGATGAAACAGGTTTTCTTCATTGACGGGTTTGCCTTGGAAGACAATCTTCTTGACAACCTCGGTAAACTCACCTGCCTCAGCAGACATACCTACAGCAGCAGTAAGCAGTCGCTCGGAAGGAAAACCTTGACCTTCCAATTCTTGAATACGATAGACGAAAGCTTCGTGGTCTTGAGACGGTTGTGACGTGACGGCATTGACGAATTCAAGATATGCTTTAGTATTTACTGTCATAGATCTAAGGGTTGTAATTCAGATTCAGGGAGGACTTGTTGCATAGGAAGTTCCAAGTCAGGAGCAACTCTGATATGAGGAACATCAACTGTTTGAGGAGGATGAGGAAGATAGAACTTGGAGATTGTTGCATCTGGATACATCTCCAACAACCTCTGTGCATCTTTCTCATTACCACAGTGCATCTTGGGTACACCGTTAGGGTGATTGGGAATCTTCACCTCCCACATATGTGGAGGTTCTTGGGCGACTAGTTTGGATTGAAGATCTCTCGTAGTTAAACCCATATCAGAATTTGAATCCATCGAAGGATTTCTTTGGTTTTGATTGTTCTTCATAACTATACTCTTCTTCTTGTTTGTTGTCAAGGAGATCATCCTGTGCAGATTGTTCACAGTCATACAACCTCATCTTGGCACGATCAATTCCAACAACAAAACGTTTATGAATGGTGGGATCGTTGTATCGATTCTTCAACTGTTTTACCATAATCTGTCCAAGTGATTCGAGATCCTCAGTAGAGATAAGGGCAAACATAAGATCAGCAGTAGCAGGGAGACCAAAGGACTCACTAGTGTCAGTAAGGTCAACGTCAGAGCTACCAAAACCAGAACGAGTGGTCTGCGTGGCAGAAACGATAGGGACGTTTGCTTCAACAGCCAGTCCTCTAAGTTCTTCAGCAATAGATTTGATATAGCTATAAGAATTGACAGTGCTGTTTCCGCGATACCTGCTGGAAGCACAAATATTAAGGTAATCAATGAAAATAATATCAGGTCTAAATGACTTCTTAAGTGCAAGTTCATTAAGAAGTGACTTAAAGTGTCCACTGTGTGCACTCGCTGTAGGGTACTCCTTAATAATTAGTTGACCTTGAGTCTTCTGTGAGAGATTAGTAACCTTTGTTTCAAACATTTGTTTTGGAAGGTCAATAATCTCTTGAATATTCACATTCAGGAGGTTCGCGTCAATTCGTTCAGCAATTCTCTCTTCCGCCATCTCCATTGTAATGTAGAGAACGTTCCTCCCTTGGAGCAAGACGGAGCTAGCCACATGGCACATGAATAGAGATTTTCCGACCCCAGTACCAGCAAGCGCGATGTTAAGAGTTTTGTTAGGGAGCCCACCCTTCGTGATTTTGTTGAAATAGTCGAGATCAAATTCAATTCTATCCTCCTTTTTGTGATAAGACTCATATCGTAGTTCGTAATCTTCAAGATAATCGTGACCAACATGATTATCAAAACTGACTGCAAGAGCGTCAGATAGAATTGATGGAATGGCATCAGGTGCCTTCTTGGTATCACCACCATCAGCGATACCAATTGATTCAATCAGAGCAAGATAGATTGCACGGTCACGACACCACTTTTCAGTAGTGTCAACTAACCACTCAAACTCGACAACATCATCCTCAAGGTAACTAATTACCTGAGAAATCTGTTTAAAGGAGTCTTCATTAATATCTTTTCTCTTCTCTACTTCAATACTGAGAATCTCCTTTGTGGGAACCTCATTGTATTCCGTGACAAAGGAAGAAATCTCATCGAAGATTACTTTATATTTAGTGTCTTCAAAATATTCTTCTTTGAGGAAGGGAAGAACCTTCCTCAGGTATTCTTCATTATGTACAAGGTTCTTGAGAACCAAGAATTCAATTTTATCCATCAAGCACCGTAACTAAATTCTTCCTTTGCAATTGTATCAAGTTTTTCCATCACCTCAGGAGTGAAGTATGTCTCTGGATCTTTGAGAATGGCTTTGGCGTATACCTTCTTACCATCCATCTCGTATCGACCAGCTACATTCTTCCAAAGACCACCGATCTCTCCCAACTCAAGAAGACCATAATATCGATCAAGACCACGCTCGTCGTAATACAGACGTACTGTAACATCTTTGTTCTCCTTACTCAAACGCGACTTAGCAGTCTTAGCCTTGATAAGGTTTCCAACGATTTCTGTTCCATCCTTTTCTTTCTTCTTTGAGAGATAGATGATTGTACTTGCTGCATACTTGAGGCCACTGCCTCCTCCCATTTCCTTTGTAGGTACATAAGCGCCGATGACATCGTAGGTGTGATTTGTAACGATCATAGGGATCTTTGCTTGTCCAAGTTTCAGAGTCAACATCCTGAATGCACCTTTGACAAGTTGTGACTTAGTCATGTCACGAACCTGTTTATCATTGAGAGCATCAGTGATCTCTTTTTCTGTGGACAACATACCCAAAGAGTCTAACACAAACATACAAGGTTTGCGTTCATCTTCAGGTTTTTTCAAGTATATATCAACGGCTTTTAAAGCTTTGGTCCTAAATTCTTCAATTGTAACAACATTTACAACAACCAGTCGTTTTGTATCAATGCCACGGGACTCAATGAGAGATTTAGTGATGGCAGCTTCAGTATCAAAATACAAACAATACCCATCAGGATTAGAATCAAGGAAGTTCTTAACCATTGCGAGGGAGAAAAAAGTCTTTCCAGTACTAGACTCCCCAGCAATGGCAGTAATCTTATTCCCAGATACACCACCAAATATAGACCCTGAACAAAGTCCGTTAAAGATGTACGAACCTGTGTCAACGTATTGTTCTGTTTCGTCGATGTCGGCGGCAAGTTTGGTAAAGTCATCTCCGATCTCTTTTACAATATCCTTTAAAAAATCCATTATCCAAAAAATGATTCTAGGTTTACAGTTTTCTCCACATTCCAACCAATGGCATCAAGGATGACCTTCAGAGGTTCAAGGAAAGATTTCTCAAATTGTAGATCATAATCTACGAATTGGTCAAGTCCAAACTCAGGTGGGAACTCTGAGATGAATGACATTACGTTTTCATGAATGGGATTTGGTTTCTTGAGGTAACAGAACTTGATCTTCTCACCATTGTTAATGGCAGAGTATTTGTTATCCAACTTCTTCTCTTTGATGTAATGATTGAAAAGAAGAGCACCACGGGAATGAATAGGAGTTCCCTTTGTATAGATTGTAGAATGTGCTTTGTACTTATCAACATTAGAGACAGATCTTGGGAAAGAAATATCTTCAATAGGAAGTTTCTTGAACTTATTCCTGCATTCATCAATGTAATCAATCACCTCATCTTCTGTTCCACTCATCATCAGTTTGAGTGCATCCTTAATCATACTCCTACAAGGTGCAGGTGTAGAAGACTTAACTGCCTCAATACCCATGATTTTGAGTTTAGGATCTTCATAACGAACACCCTCACTATCCCATACGTTGAGAATATATCGCTTCTTTGCAGTCCAGATACCACGGTCAGCGATATTCTCACGTTTCATTTGCATCTTTTGGTCGTAGGCATTGACATACGTCGCCAGGTTCTTGTAAGACGTATCAATGAAAGGTTCCAGTTTCTCTTGACAAACTTTATCGATGATAGAAACAATCTTGCTCGTATCGCTAACCTTATCACCAAGAAATTTAGTAACAACAGGTCCAAAGTTAAGATAGATCGAATCAGTGTCTGA